CAACTTTGTTTTCTAGTTCTTGTTTCGTAGCAAAAGTGCTTGTATCAATTTCAGGTTTCGTTTCAAGCGCTTGTAAACGTCGTAAGATTTCCGAATCGTCAAAAGTTGCGCCCTCGACATGAATATTCTTGATTGCTGCTTCTAGTTCTGCTTTAGTTACGATGTCAGTTAATGCTACAATACGTTTTGTGTCTTTCTCAATGACTGGCAATTCGCTATGTTTATCAATTTCTGAAACACGAACCCTAAAAGAGAATTTTAAGATGTCCGCAGATTGTACGACTTTTTCAGCATATACAAACCCGTCAACGATTTCATCGGTTGTAATCAAGCTAGTATCGAATGGAACAGTTGCGATATTATTTTCAACCGTCCCCGCAACTTCCAAGAAGCGATTTGTCGTTTTAAAATGGAATAACACTATGATTTTTTCAGCACCTACTCCATCTAGTCGCAACTCGATAAATGCGTTGTTCTTGTCGTGTGAATAAAATTCTTCTTTCACTTTGTAATCTTTCTCTCGGACATCGACACAAACGCCAGCTTTTCGTTTAATAATTTTTTTCAAAGGTTGCCCCCCTTTCATGAAAAATAAAAAGGGAAGTCTTATGACCTCCCTTTCTTAGTTTAATCTTCGCTAGGTTCGTGATACCCAAGCGCTCTTGTGCTGTCAGTCAGACCAGCGGTTGTTGGGTCGTTAACAATACCAACGATAATAAATACACCGAATAATGCGTTGATAAATACTAATAGTTTATCGATTGTTTCGCCTAACTCTAAACGAACGTTAAATACAGCTAGAAACGTTTGTAGCAACAGTGCTAAAGCTGGCACTAACGTTAGCCAAAATGTTTTATTTAATACTCGTACTTTCCAGTTAATTTTGTTCATTATTTTTCCTCCGAAATTTCTAGTTTGAGAAACTTCTCAAACAATATTTTTATGGCGCCATTTCCGCCCAATTCAACATAACTCTCATAAAGCCTTGAAAGTTCCTCGATTTCATGTTGAGTTGTCCACCCGCGCCTAATTGCTTTTTTTAAGTTTTCTTGTAATCGAAAACGCTGTAATCGTTGCAAACCTTTTCCAATGAGAGAAAGATTATCACGATTTTCTCGCCCGATTTCGTTTATTTCACCAACTGATTTTTCAAGCCCTCCGATTTTGTCTGAAAGTACGTTGATTTGTTTTTCAGTTTCTTTTGTGTTCTTCGTACTCTTGAATGAAAAGTAGCTCGGAATTATAACGATTAAAACGGGCGTGAGTTTATCGATTAAGGTTAAAAAATCCAATTAACCCACCTCCCTTTCTGAAACAGTTGATTATTGTACGGGTTGAGTGTCTAGCTCGCTAGATGGTTTTTCTGCTTTTGGTTCAGTCCATTTCCAAATACCTAATTTACCGTTTTGTTCTAATGATGCAAGTTGCTCAAGTGTTTCACCTTGATATGTGAATGCTTCATTGACTTGAATCATAACGCGTTTGCCTTCTTGGAATTTCTCAACATGATTCACATCTTCAAGCGTGAAAATTTCTTGTGATTGGTAAGTCTTACCAGTTTTAGCAGGGTCTACCAATTCAAGACCGCGTTTGAAAACAGTCGGGTCTAACGGATTATCAACGTCCGTTACTCGAGCCAATACTGCCCAATCAGCAATGGCTTTTACCTCTGCAATTTTTGCATCTTTCTCAGCAAGTTTTTCTTCATAGCTTTCAGCTTGATTATTCAAGTCTTCTTGAAGTTTCTTCACTCCATCGGCTGGGTTAAATTCAGTAGTCACTTGTCCAATGACTGCCTTAATTAATTCCTCGTCTGATTCGTTAACACGGTCGCCAATTAAAACACGGTCAAAAGCCGTATATGGCGCTTCTTGTCGAACCGCTACGAATGTACGGTTGTTTTCTTGTAAATATTTGTTGATAACTTTAAATGTCATATATCATTCTTCCTTTTCTTTATCTGATTGTAGTTGTTGGATTTGTTCTTGTGCTTCTTCGTAAAGCGCTTTGTAATTTGCGCATTCAATAGTTTTATTTGCTAGTTGAATTGCTAAATCGTTAATAACTTTGTCTTGTGTATTCATGTTTCGCCTCTCTCTTATTTCCATTTTGAATAATAGCCTCGACTGTAATTGCCAGCCACTGCTCCTAGATTTCTGAAATTATCGTAAATATCATTTAAGATATATGATAATCGAACACCTTGAATAACAATTTCGTCAACGCCAGCAAGCGTATGAGTGTTCGTGTCAATAGACACTTCTTTCAAACCTGGTTGTGCACTTATGTTAAATGTGATTTTTTGCCCATACATATTCACGGCACTTTGAACATTACTTCCGCTTCGTCCATTCCAGATTTGAAGGCCTGCTGATGTATGGTCCATAGTTACGAACCTATTTCTATTACTTAATAAAGCTGTGTATGAACCTTCAACGCCGTTGATGTTTCCAGAGCCGAAAACTAAATATTGTAAAGGCCTATTAGGGAATTGATTTTTGATGCCAACGCCGTGGCCGTTCATCTCAAGCCAGCCTGTTTGTAAATCAAACTGAGTATCTCCATTTAAAGATGTAATGCGTCCGCCTTTAATGTGATTCCCTGTGAAATCAACGTTCTGTATCTTTGTAATTGTTGCTTGTTTCGCAAACAACTCATCGACAAACGCTTGTTGTGAAACTAACCGTTGAATAAACGCAGTATCGAATTTAACTTTGTCAGCCGTAACTGAGCCAACGTCCAATGCATTAGCAGTAACGGACCCTGCAGCTATCTTGCTTGCGGTTATCGCACCGTCCACAATCATATCAGACTTAATTTTCAACTTCGGCGCGATGATGTCAACGCCTCTAGGGCTTGCTGAAATTGTAGAGGCTAGTTGTTCGCCAGTTAAAGTAGTAGAACCAATAGTTACACCTTCCGATGTCACTTGAACTCTCGCACTGTTAGAAGCGTCTCGAACTTCCTGCCTTATTTCTTGAGCAGTTTGAGCAATAGCACTCTTAACATTTGTATCGAAGAACTGTGTCAACGCTCCTTGATTGCTTTTCTGGATTTTGCTCCAAAGTGTGCTGTTTTGGTCTCTCATTTCTAGCTCGATAGAACGCATATCCTTAAATAGCCCTGACAGGGTACGTTGGGTAATAGTTGGTTCAACGAAACTGGTTGGAAAATCCCCTTGTTCGATTTGGATATCTGTTAACACTGTATCTCCAGCGCATCCCATGTGATGAAGCTTCAACAGTTCATCTCGTGATTGAGGTTGAAATACTTTATAATATCGGCCATTATGCTCCGAAGCAGGCGCACGAACGTTTTGAATTGTGATGTCCATTTGTTAACCTCCATACCCGTAAATTTTAACAGGAATAGAACTGTAAAATGTTCGGTATCTATTAAATCCCGTTTTTTGTTCGAATTTTTCAACGGATTCACTGAAAGTTATATAAGATTGATTTTGCCTATTTTCGGCTCTAGAAAATGGAATTTTTTGCCCGTTTATCTCCAAAGTCTTTATAGTGCTTTGAGAGAAACCCCTATTAAGGATTATTTGACTACTATCCCTAAAATAATTTATTGATATGTTACCACTAAACAGCAATTTCATTTTCTCCCAAACAAGTCTTGAGCCGATATATCTCTGAGTAACTTCTTTGTTGCCTACATAAATTCCTTCTCGTTCCATATTACCTCCTATGCCGTATAAATATCATAGATGGTACTAGCATCTTTAGTAGCAATTGCGTCATATTGAGACTTAGTTCCAGCCCAATATTTAAGTGGTTGTCCGCCATTTTGATTAATAATATTTTGCCCAGGCTCTCCATTCGATCCTTTAGGTCCTTGTGGTCCTACTGCCCCCGCTGGCCCCACTGGTCCTTGAATACCTTGAGGCCCAGTTAAACCAATAGGTCCTTGAAGTCCTTGAGGTCCACGAGGTCCATCGTCTCCTTTTAATCCTGGCATCCCAGTTGCTCCTTTAGGCCCTTCTGGCCCTGGAGGCCCTGCTGGGCCTTGAGCACCTTTTAAACTCTCTCTTTGTTGAGTCGTCAGTTCCTCGAACCGCATGACCCCGTCCGCACCTTTTGGCCCTTGTTCGCCACGCTCTCCGCGGTCACCTTTTGGCCCTGTTAGATACTGTAAGGATGAGAATCGGTCACGGCCATTTCCGACCTTAACATTCCCTGTGTCGCTCTCAACACCTAACTCACCATCGAGCAGAACAAGAGGGCTATTTGCCCAATCACTCGCTGACATACGTTTGTGTTGCACTCTAATTGGAATTGTTTCCGTCATGTTCTACCTCCATCAAATATTAATGTCGGAGCCTCGCTCCAACTTCCGTCATATATCGAATTTTGCCCATCCGCAATCGTCTTATAGACTGGTTCTAAATCAACCCGATTTGTCCGAT